GTCCAGAATATCCATCTGATCAAATCTCCAATCAGTTGTTAAAAGAACTTGATGACATCACAGAGATGCTTCATGAAGGATTGCGTAATAGTAACTTCAATTCTGAATTTCATGAAGGTCTTCAAGATCTTGGTATTGGTACTATGAACATGCTTGTTGAATCTGGTCGTTTTGTTGGCGATCTCCACTTCACTGCCGTACCACCTACTAACGTTGCATTGTTATCGGGTGCAATGGATATGGTTACCGATTGGTTTAGATGGAATAACGAATGTGATATAACTGATATAAAACTAAGGTATCCGTATGCAGAGTATTCTGCTGAAATGTCTAATGCTCAAAAAAGAGATCCAAGACGTAAAACAAGAATTGTAGAAGCTACTATGTATGATAGTGACGATCAATTCAAAGACGAGTTTACATATTACTTAATATCTGAAACAGACAAGCATATACTGTATAAAAAGAAACTAGTTGGTCGTGGTAGTTTGCCTTGGTTAACAACACGTTGGTCTAAATCAGGCATGGAAGTATGGGGCAGAGGTCCAATATTACAAGCAATGCCAGCTATTAAAACTTTGAATCTCACAGTACAGTTAATACTTGAAAATGCTGAAATGGCTATAGGTGGTGCATATGTCTATGATGACGATGGTGTATTTAACCCTGATAATATTACTATACAGCCTGGAACTTTTATTCCTAGAAGTCCTGGGAGTTCTCTTGAGTCTTTACAGAGTCCTGCCAGATTTGATGTAGGGCAATTAATATTGGAGGATATGAGAAGAAATGTCAGGAAAGCTTTGTTTATTGATGAACTCGATTCAAGACCAAATGCAAAAACACCATTGTCAGCAACAGAAGTTTCAGAAAGGCTTGCTGACGTGGCAAGAGATATGGGAGCAGTCGCAGGCAGAATGCAAAAAGAGTTCCTTCATCCATTGGTTGAAAGAGTCGTTGCAATCTATAGTGAACAAGGCCTTATTGATATACCGAAAGTAGATGGTAGAGAAATAAGAATTGTACCAGTTTCTCCTTTATTAAGGGCTCAAGATCAACAAGATGTTGCTGATTTTGTAAGATTTCAACAAACAGTTGCAGGAACTTTTGGTCCAGAAATAACACCAGCACTTTACAATCAAGAAAAAGTAATTAGATATTTAGCAGAGAAGTTTGGTGTTAAAGAAGAGTTGTTAGCTAATAAGCAAGAAGTTCAAGGTAACATTGATATGGCAATGCAATTAATGCAACAACAACAAGGGAATATGGGATAATGACAAAGGAGAAAATTAATGCGTCTATTGATGGGAGGTCATATACTGCAGAAGTTGAAACTGATCTTAATAGTAAAGCCTACGCTTTATTCGGTTCGGGTATTGGCAAATCTTTCCTTCAGTATTTGGAAAACCTTACAACAAACAATGTTCATGGTGCAGGACTGGCAATCGAAAGTCTTGCTCACTTTGAAGGACAAAGATGGGTCGTAGCACTAATAAAACACAGAACTGAGATGGGAAGAAAAAATGGCGACTCCAACTAATCCAAAATTATATGCAAGAGCAAAAGCTATAGTTAAAAAAAGAGTAGGTAAATGGCCATCAGCATATGCATCAGGGCAGTTAGTTATTCAATATAAAAAGATGGGTGGAGGTTACAAAGGTAGTAAATCAGCATGAGTCTTACTAAATGGTTTAATGAGAAGTGGGTTGATATATCAACTAAGAAAGATGGCAAGCATCCTAAATGTGGTAGAAACATGGGTGATGGAAGATCATATCCAAAATGCGTGCCTTCTGCCAAAGCAAAAAGAATGAGTGTAAAAGATAAAAGATCAGCTACTGCAAGGAAAAGAAAGACAAATCCTAGTGGTGGTGGTAAAACTCCAACTTATGCAAGGACATAATAAATGGCTAAAACTGCAGCATGGCAAAGAAAAGAAGGTCAAAGCTCAAGTGGAGGACTTAATGCTAAAGGAAGAGCAAGTTTACGTCGTCAAGGGAAGAATATCAAACCTCCAGTTTCTGCTAAAGCTGCGAAAAAAAGCCCAAAGAAAGCAGCAAGAAGAAAGAGTTTTTGTAAAAGAATGATGGGTATGAAGAAGAAGCTAACTAGTAAGAAAACGGCTAATGACCCAAATAGCCGTATTAATAAAGCACTAAGAAAATGGGACTGTTAACAAAAGGGAGATACTATGTCTAATGAACAAACAGCTACAGAAAGCAATGAAAACTCAAATCAACAAGGAGAAGTTGAAAGTACGATTGCAAACGACACTGGAGAACAAAATCAAGTTGAGCAACAAGATCAAATCGAAAGACCTGAGTGGTTACCAGAAAAGTTTGAGACACCTGAGCAACTTAAAACATCTTATGAAAATTTGGAAAGAAGATTTCATGCAAGGCGTGATGAAATTAAAGAAGAAGTTATCAATGAACTAAATGAAAATGCATCACAAGAAGTTCCTATTAGTCCTGCAGATTACAAAGTAGAGCTATCAGATGAAGATGGTAATGCTTTAGAAGTTCCAGAAGATGATCAAATGTTATCTTGGTTTAGAGACAAAGCACACAATATGGCTTTATCAAATGAAGAGTTTAACGATTTTGTTTCTGAGTATATGTCAGTTAGTCAAACAAGTGGACCTGATTGGAACGAAGAAAGCCAAGAACTTGGAGAACATGCTGACAGAAGATTAGAAAGAATTGATGCTTGGGCTAATAGTGTTTTTGATGAAAACAACTATAATGTATTTGCAGGTATTCCTGCTTCTGCAAATATGGTTAAGTTCTTTGAAAATGTTATGGAGCTAAATGGTCAGCCTAAATTTAATATGACATCCAATACTGAGTTTCAAGAATCTGTTACTAGAGAAGATTTAATGGCAGCTCAAAGAGATGAGAAATACTGGAAGAATGGCGGAGATCCTAATCATATTGCTAAAGTTAGAGCCATGGCAGATCAGTTATCTAGGAAACGTGCATGAGAACAATAAAGAAACCTAAATCTATGGGAATTAAAAAAACTGCCTATACAGATAGTGGATTTAAAAAATATATGTTTGATGAAGGCATTCTTACACCAGATGAATTTGATAACTTCTTAAAAGACCCAAAAAGGAAACATGAAGTTATCGATAGTTATAAAAAATATTTAAATGATCTAATACCATTTTAGTAATGTGAATTAACAAAAGTCTTTATATCTGAAAGATTGAAGTTACTTGAAGGCTCGTAGAGTTACTTATAGGCCCAGGAATGGAATAACCTTAGTGTAGTAGTGAAGCGAATAACCAGAATAGTATAAATATTAACTTTAAATCGGAGGCTATAATGGCACTTACAACCATAAGCACATCCTTTATTGAAGAGTTTGAATCAGGGGTACACGTTGCGTACCAGAGAATGGGTTCAAAACTTAGGAATACTGTTCGTACTAGAAATGGTGTGAAGAACAAGACTACATTCCAAAAAATCGGTAAAGGTTTTGCTACTACAAAAGCAAGGCATGGTAACATTGCACCAATGAACCTTGCACATACAAACGTTAACGTCACAGTTGAGGATTATTTTGCTGGTGAATGGGTCGATGATCTAGACCAGTTAAGAATCAACCATGATGAGATGCAAGTTGCACAACAGTCAGGTGCTTATGCATTAGGTAGAAAGACAGATGATTTAATCTTAGATCAGATGACTACAACTACTTCTGCACATGACGAAACAGCTAACGGAATAACTTTAGCATGGGCTTTAGAGCTTATGGAAAAGTTTGGAAACAATGAAGTCCCTGATGATGGTCAGAGATATGCATGTGTTGGTTGGGAGCAATGGTCTCAGTTAATGGCTATAGATCAATTCTCAAGAGCTGAGTACATTGGTCAAGATCAATTACCTTTCCCTACTGGTGTTACAGCCAAAAGATGGTTAGGTTTCATGTGGTTTGCACATGGTGGTCTAGCTGGACGTAATGGATCAGGAGCAGCAGGAACTACTCATAAAGAGTGTTTTGCTTACCATAGAGATGCCGTTGCTCATGCAATCGGTACTGACATCACTTCAAATATGCAATATCACAACGATAAGGACAGTTACTTTGTATTAAACAAAATGCAACAGAACGCAGTCTTAATCGATGCTGAGGGTGTATTTGAAATGGAACTTAAGAATTAGGAGGTAGACATGGCGTTAGTACAAGCAGACTTAAGTTTAGTTTCTTATTCAGGTAATGGTTTCCATATTTGGAACTATAAATCTACTGGTGATGCTCTTAACACAATAGATGCTGCAGGATATTTTAATGCACTAGTTGCTGAAATGAATGTAGGTGATGTAATATTCATCAACGCATCTAATGGTTTTGGTATTACGACTGTAGTATCTAATGATGGATCAGCAATCGATACTGCTGATATTGTTAGCATGACAGCAGACAATAGATAATGGCTAAGAAACCAACAAAAACTAAGGAAGTGGCTGTAAAGGCCACTTCCTCTCATTCAGTAAAAACATCTAATGGCGTTGTTTATACTGTTAAATTTGGATCAAAAGTAAAACTTGGGAGTAAAGTAGATGCCAAAAGCAAGTGATGGTAAAATGTTTGCTTATACAGCAGAAGGTATGAAAGCTTTAAAAGAGTATGAAGCAAGGTTAAAAAGAAATAATAAAAATATGGGTAAAAAGAAAAAGGATGTTAATGACTCTGATAAAACAGAAAGTCCTTATAACAAGTTACGTTCTGATAACGCACCTAACACATAGAGGCTGATATGAGTGGAAAAGGTTTATCAAATAATCCTAAAGGTAGAGTTAAAGTTGCTAATCGTATGGAAAGCCATAGAGCATATTTTGGTGCATTAGCTGAGAAAAAATCTCTTATTCCAGAAAGACCTTATTCATTTGAAGGTAACAAAATTGATAAAGCTAAATATAATCAATTTGCAAAATCAGCAGGCACAGGAATACCTCAAGCAGATGACAAGTTAAATAAAAAATTTGCTAGGCATGGATCAAGACATAATCGCTTATCAGGTGCGATAGAAAAAGATAAGATTAAAAAAGGCATTAAAACAGCAAAGACTATGGGCAGTATAGTTAAAGGTCTTAGAAACATTACTGTCCCTGGGATTATCTCTACAATTATGAAACCTAAGAAAGTTGGCGATGCTACTTTAAACAAAGGTGAGTATAGGAAAGTTAAGTAATGGCTGATTTTTCAAAATATACAACAGCACAACTTGAAGCTATGTTAGCTAAGATGAAAGCTGAAAAATCTAAAACAGGTTCTACGTTATCTATTGAGCAAATAAGAAATGCACAAAAAAGAATAAATAAACAAGAAACAAAAATTCCTTCAAATTTGTCTAGAACTATGGGGTCTATTAAGTAATGCCAAATACTGCCAAGACCGACATTGAAGTTGCACAAAGATCTATGGTTTTAGTAGGTATGGAGCCGTTATCTTCATTCACAGATTCAACAGACGAAGCATTGGTTATGAATACGACTTATGAAGATGTTGTTGAGGACTGTCTTGCACAAAATAATTGGAACTTTGCTACTGGTCAGATTCAGTTATCAAGATTAGCTGATTCTCCAGTTGATAGATGGGATGCAGCTTATGCAATGCCTACAGATCCTGCAGTTATACAAGTGCAAACTATAACTATTGATGATGTTGTTCAGCAATATGATATATATGAAAAGTATATATATATAAATGCAGGTGAAAATGATAGAGTTGTTTTAAACTATATTTTTAGAGTGGATACACAGTATTGGCCACCAGCATTTGCATTATGGGTTATATATCGTTTAGCATCTATTTTGGCTTTTTCTGTT